ATGCCCAGCGCCATCATATTCACAGGTCGGCTCCATCGGGACGGTCGGCAAAGGATGATTGCGACATCGCGCGCTGGCGTCCCTGCGCGCGCGAGAGGGCGCGCTCGACCGCTGCGGCGAGCGCCTGCTCGCTCTGCCCAGAGGCGCCATAGACGTTGATCGTGATCGGCGCCGAGGCGAAGGCACCGCTGCCACCTCCTGCGGCCGAACCGGGCAAGGATGCTGCCCCGGCAGGCGTCAACGCCGGCAGCGCGGTGCCGACCGCTAGTGCCGCAGTGAGATCGCGTGACAGGTTGCCAATGCGCCGCACCGGCTCGCCAGCGCCGCGCGTGATGCCGTTGCTGAGGCCCTGCATCATGTAGCCGCCAAACCCGGCGAACACGCGCGACGGCGAGCGGATGCCAAGCCTCTGTTTGAACCAGGTCGCGGCCGACGACGCCGCACCGACGATCGTCGCCTTCAGCGCGCCGAGCATGCCGGTGATGCCGTTGATCATGCCGGCGATCATGTTGCGCCCGAATTCGCCGAACCGCGCGGGCAGGCCGGCAAACCAGCCAAGCGCACCGGTCACGACGCCGACGATACCGCGCCAGAGTGCGCCGAACCATGCGGTGATGGGCCCCCAATTGGCGTAGATCAGGTACACCGCCGCGGCGAGCAGCGCGATCACGGCGATGATCGCCAGCACCGTGCCGAGGATCGGCAACAGCCCGATCGAAGCGGTGCCGCCTGCGACGCCCATCGCGATCAGGCCGGCATTCAAGATTGCGATCGGTCCCATGATTGCGGCGATGACGATCGCCGCACCGCCCAGCAGGATGAACATGACCGCGAGCGCAGCAGCCGCCAGCGCGATAGCCCTCGCCAGCACCGGATGCCGTTCCGTCCATCTGGCGATCACGCCGGCATAGCGCGACGCGCGCTCGGTAATGGCGTTGACGGCGGGCAGCAGCATCGAGCCGAGGGAAACCCCAAGCACCTGGGCATTGATGCGCAGCTGTTTGGTCTGTTCGGCCGAGTCCTTCATGCGCTCGGCAAAGTCGGTGTCGGTCGTGCCCGAGGCGCCGGCCGCAGTCGCGCGGATCCGGCGATATTCCTCGAGGTTCTGGATCAGCGGCCGCAAACCCTGCTGGACCTGCGCATCTTCGAACAGGAAGCCGATCTTGCCGAGATCGCCGCCCGTTGCCTTCTTCGTCAGTTCGGCAATCGCCTCGAGCGGCGTCTTGCCATCGGCATAGGCCTTTTTCAGCGCATTCGGCAGGTCGATGCCGAACTTCGAAAACGCCTTGATCGTCGCCGGCGAGGCGATCTTCTGAATGATGTTGGCAACGTTGCCGGCCGCGGTCGCCGAATCGCCGGCACCCTTGCGCGCAATCTGCAGCGCAGCGGCCAGATCCGCGACCGCGCCGGTGCCGGTCTGGCCGAGCGCCTGATAGCCCGCGGTCAGCGCGGGGAACGCGCCCGCCATGTCCTTGATCTCGAAGGCGCCGCTTTTGCCCGCCTGCGCCATGATGTCGATGACGCGCGCGGTCTGTTCGACGGGCACCTTCAGATTGTCGTTGGCGGCGAAGGCTGCAGCCGACAGATCGGCAATCTCCGCCTTGTACGCGGTCGCCGCGCGCCCGATCGGGCGCATCATCGCGACCGCCTTTTCTGGACTGAGGCCAAAGCCGGCGAGCGTATCCACGCCCTTCTGCAACTCGTCGGGCATCTGGTTGGCAGCGCGCGCCGCGGCGAGCAGGTTGCGGCCCATCTTTTCGGATCGGTCACGCCCCAGATCCGCCTTCTGGGCGATGTCGGTCATCACCGACTGATATCCCTGCGCGTCGCCGATCGCGCCGAGGATCGGCCGGCCAAGCGCCATGCCGGTAGCAATGCCGGCCGCACCGCCCGCGGCAATGCCGGTCGCCATGTTCTGGGTCCGCGCGAACCCTTCGCGGGCGCGGCCGAAACGTTTCTGCCGCTCGTCGAGGCGGTCAAATTCGGCGCGCTGCTGCCCCATCATCGCGGTCGTCGCTGCGATATTGTCGCGCAGGCGGGCTTCATGCGCGCCCAGATTGCGGACGTCGACACCCGCCGATGTCAGCCCCGACCGCATGCGCGTCAGCACGTTGCTGTGTTCCTCGCTAGCCTGGACGAGCTTGCGTTCCGCTGCTTCAGCCGCGGCTAGCGCGTTCGTCATCCGCTTGGTCGGCGCGTCGGTGCGGGCGATCTCCTCACGCAACCCCCGAATGCGGCGCCGCGCGTCGTCGACCTGCCCGAAGATCTCCGCACCCTTGGCCTGGCCGATCCGGAAGTCGCCGATCGCGCGCGCCTGCGCGCTTAGATCCTTCAGGCTGTTTCGTGTGACCTTCAGCGCTGCCGCTGCCTTGGCAGAACCCCCGATGATATCGCGCAGCGGCTTGGTGACCTTGTCACTGGCCTCGAGCAGCATGCGGATGCGGAGGTTGCGGTCCATGGCGTCAGCTTTCCGGGTTGTGGCGCTCGGCCGCGCGCGTGCGCCAGCGCATCAGCTCGGCGACCGTCATCTCGTCCATGGCGGCGGGGGGCCAGTGGAAGACGATCGCCAGATCCGCCATCGCGTCGTCGATCAGCTCCGGGAGTCCTGCTCCTTCGCCGCCCTCGGCAGCAAAAAATCCTGCACTTCCATGCCGAACTGCGTCAGGTCGGCGGGATCGAGATTGTTGACCTCGGCATCGGTCAGGGGCGGCATGGTGATGCGCGGCAGCAGCTTGGCGGTCGCCGCGACATTCATCTGCACCAGGTCGGCGATGTTGAGCCCGCGCAGCTCGCCCGAGCGCGGCCGGCGCACCTTGACGCTGTCGATGGTCTGGTCGCCACGGGTGAACGGGAAGTCGAGCTTGACGGTCGTGTGTTCGGGATTGGTGTCGCTCACGCGGAATTCCTTGAAGCTGGCGGTGGGGAAATATCCGCGCCGGTCGCGCCGGCGCGGACGGATCAGAGGATGATGGCGCGCATGTCGGCGAGGCGATCGATGCCCCCGACAATGTGGACCATGTTGAGGACGTCGATCTCGATCAGCACCTCGCCGTTCCACTCGAGGCGGTAGTAGACGAGGGCCATCTTCACCTTGAAGTCGCCGCCCTCACCGACCTTCTGCTCGCCCATGTCGATCTCTTCGTGGCGCCCGCGCACGGTCACCTCGACCGCATCGGACGTGCCGGACGAGTCGTTCTGATACTGGCCGGCAAAGCGCAGGAAGAGACCGCCGATGGTGGGCGCGGCGCTCTGCAGCAGCACGTCGCGCAGCGGACCGCCAGCGCTGAACTCCATCTCCATGGCCTCGGCGCCCATGTCGAGCTTCACGGTGCCGTCCATGCCGCCGCCCCGATATTCCTCGAGCTTGCGGGTCAGCTTGGGGAGCGTGACCGAAGGCACCTCGCCGATATAGCTTCGGCCTTGGTTGAACAGGTTCATGTTCTTCAATTTGCGGGGCAGTGCCATGATCGGCTCCTAGCTTTCAGGTCGGGAAGGTTGGCGGCGATCAGGCGACGGAGAAGTCGGCGAGATAGCTGTCGGTGATCCGCTGGGTGAGCAGCAGGTTTTCGAGCGGCGGGACCGGCGTGAATTCATAGTCGATCGACAGCTTGCCCTGCGCGAGGCTCGAGGCGGGGTTCTTGTCGGCGACGAACCAGGCCTTGCCGCCGATCAGCTGCCCGGCGGTCACCAGGCCAGCAATCGACAGGTTGATCGTCTCGACGATGTCTTTGGCAAGGCTCGGCCGCAGCGGCTTGTCGATCGCCCACATCATGCCGGCGCCGATCGTGTCGAGCAGCACCTGCGCGGTGCGCGTGGCGGTCTCGAAGGTGAAGGGCGACGTCGCATCGATGCAGGTCCGGTTGCCCCAGAAGCGGAAGCCCCCGCCCGCCCGAATGAGGGCGGTGACCTGCTTGTTGTTAAGGCGCGCGGCATCGCTGCCCTCGTCCTGGACATCGAACTGGATATCCTTGGTAAGGCCGACGACGCCTTCCACCGTGACGTTGGACAGCGACTTGTGGAAGCCCTCCTCCTGGTCGATGCGGGCGCGCAGGCCGAGGGCGCGGGCGACCGCATAGCTGGTCGCGTTCGCTGCGACCTTCGTGTCGAAGGCGATGAAATCCGGATGGATCAGCATCAGCTCGCGCGCAGCGAAATTGGCCCGGTAAGTAATCGCTGCGGTGATGTCGGCGCCGATCGCCGCGGCATAGGCGAACCCGCGCAACTTCTGCGCGATGATGACCAGCGCGGTCGTGACCGCCTGCGTATCGAGGCCCGGCGCGCCGAGGATCCGCGGCTTCACGCCGAGCTGCGATTCAGCGGCGAGCAGCGCCTGCATGCCCGTCTTCAGACCGTTTGCCGTAGCGCCGATGACGTTCGCACTGGTCGCCGCGGCATCCGCGCCAGCCGCGACACGCACCACGACAACGGGGGCTTTCGCTTGGTCGGCGATAGCGCGGAGCGCCGATGCCAGCGTGCCCGTCGTGCCGGCGACGCCAATCGCCGCCTCGAGGTCGACGACGAGAACCGGACGATTGAGCGGAAAGGCCGCGTCGAGCGCTTCCGTGGCAGCGCCGGCCGGTGCCGTGGCGGTCGCGACCAGACCGATGACTGCGGTCGCGGCAAGGACGAGCGAACGGGCGCCCTCGGTCACTTCTTTGATGGTGATGCCGTGCATGGTGGCTCCTTCAGGCGTAAACGGTGGGACTGCTGCGAGGCAGCGGGACGGTGAGCCGTGTGCTGGCGTTCGGGCCGGTCACGTCCGTGCGTCGGCCAGCGAGCTGGGCGGAAAAGGCGCCGGGACCGGTCTGCTCGAT